ACGTTAGCGTAATCGCCAGTAGCATATGGGTCAATATAGACCTTCATGCGTCCGTTCAATGTACCAGCAAAAGTATTACCAGTATCATCTACTTGAAGAGCTGTGCTCATAGCTGGTGTGTAGTCAAGCATACCAGAAGCAGCTAAAGCAGTAGCAACGTCTGATGAACAGATAACGATGTTACCTTTTCCTCTACGTGTATCTTTAGCAATTTGGTTAGCTTCACGATCCAACTGAACAACAAGACCTTTAAACTTCTCAGCACTCCATCTGCCGTCTGCATCAGTAGCTAAGTTGAAGATACCATCAACAGCAACGTTTGAAGTAGATGAACCTAGTTTAGCTTGAGAGTTAAGAGTTCTGATAACTTCTCTATTGATTTCAGCAAGGATTTCAGTAGAAAGAATGTTAGCAAGCTCTGTCTCAGCGTCTAGGCCGTGGATAGCTTTAAGATCTTGAGCAAGTTCTAAGCTGTAGTCAGCTCTTAGTGCTCTTGATTTTGCAGTAACGGTTTGCTTCTCAATGGTGAAACCCATTTGATTGAAAGCAGAAGCACCTGATGAACCTAAAGCTTCAGCTTTAGCAGTGCCCATACCACCAGCAGCATGTGCTGCAGAGATATCAGAGTCAGCAATAGTTGCGTCACTATCACCATCAAAGATACCTTCAAGACCTGAAACGTTATCAGAGTCATGAGTACCGGCAGAGTCACCAGAGAATCTGGTTTCAGCTTCGTTAAAGAGAGCTTCTCTTGAAGAAGTTGAACCGCTCTGATATCTTGATTTCATCGCAAAGATTAAGCCTGTAGGACCAGCCATTGGTTGTACTCCACAGACATCATAAGCGATGAGGTTAGGCATTGCACGTCTAACAAGTGAGATCAATACTGGATCCCATGTTCCGATGCTGCTAGTAGCGTTAGCTGGTGCAGCCTCAGTAATGAAACCTTGTTCTTGAGCTCTTTGCTCACGCAATGCTTTTTCTTGGTTCTCTAGAACCACGGCTGTAACAGCCTTACGATGATGATCTTTAATAGAACCAGCAGACTCTTCATTGAGTACTGGACTCCATTTTTCGATCAAATTGTCATATGATTGCATTGTTTTCTCCTAATGGAAGGTTAAAAATTAACTTTTAACTTTTCTAATTGCAGAAATATATGATGACATTAGGTCTGAAACTTCAACAGTGTTGTCACCTTCATCCTCAACATCTTCTTCTAATTCTGTAACTGAAACAGTTTTCTTATTGAAATAAGACTCTTTGATTGTTTTTACTTTATTTGCAAAAGTAGCTTCATCTTCAAAGTCTACATCTTCAACTAACCCTTTAAGTTTCTCTACTTCGGTATCAGCTAAATCTTTTGAAGCTTCACGAATGACAGCTTCTTTCTGATAACCTTCAAGAACTTGTGAGGTTTTAATTGCGTTCTCGGTGGCTTCGTTCAATTTGCCTTCTAGCTCTTGAACTTGTTCAGCGAGATCGTCGACTAGATCAACTTTGGATTCAGGAACATCAATGTAAGACTCAGTGAATAACTCTTTAAGTTTACCCATAAAGTCTTCAGCAATCTCAGTACGTAAACCGTTCTGTATTGCAAGTTCGTTTTCCTTCATCCAGTTTTCAACTACGTAATTTAAGTAGCTATCAACTTTTTCTACGAGCTCTTCTTTAGTGTTTTTAATTTCTTCATCAAGCTCGGACTGATAGTTTTCTTCTAAACGGTCAATTTCTTGAGCCAATTTAGATTTAACCGCAGCCTCAAAAATTACAGCAGCCTTTCCTTTGAACTCATCGCTCAAAGTAGCTTCTGACTCAACTAATGCATTAAGATCATCTGAGAAGTCGACTGTTGTTTCAACTTGAGGAGCAGCTTTTACTTCTCCTTGTGAAACTACTTCTTCTGGAAGTTCTATGTCTTCCATGACCTTACCGTATGCTGCAACGAGCTGTTCTTTTTTCATACCACTCATTGCTGAATACATTGCATTAATCATGCCTGCTTTAGTTTTAGGCATTGGTTCGGAATTTGATTGATCACCTTTTCTTGCAGGTGCTTTCTTAGTCGCATCAGCGGCTTTAGCTACAGCATCTACAGAGGCTTTCTCAGCATCCTTACCAACTTCAGGTTTGTCAGGTGACACACCTTTGCCTTTAGGTTCCTGAGCCTCACTCACAACTTCGTTCTCAACATCGTTGTGGAGTTCAGTCTCTTGGTTTTCTATATCGGACATGTTAATCTCCTAGTTTTATGATTTGAGTAACGAGAGGAAATTCTTAAACTCACGAACCTGGGCTTCGTAAAGGCCAGGACGCTTTGCTTTTTTAATTTCAGTCTCCATTTTTTCAATATGTCTTGCTTCAATGATGCCATTATTCCAGATCCAGTCTACACCTTCCATAATTCCATTAACGAAAGCTCCAGGTGCAGATGGGTCTTGCACTATGTCAACAGTGTTTAGAATATAGTCGTCTTTTACAACCATAACACCACTTCTATTTTCAAGACTTCCCATACCACGAGTTGAAACACCTAGTCTAACGCCACCATCTAGTAGACCTTTTACGATCTTACCATTAGGAGTATCGAGAATAGATGCTCTTCCTACCACATCATCTCCCTCAAAATGAAGATCAGTGATGCGGTGAGAAACTTTATCTAAGTTAACTGTTGGACCTTCAGGGTGATTTAACTCACCAACTGCCCTACCAGTTTTAACTTGTTCGTTGACATATTTGCCAACTGCTTTTTCCATGATAGGCATTGGATATATCCTACCATTACGATTCTTTTTACCGGCCTGAGCAAATACACCTTCAATGGCATATTTCTTTTCGCCGTTCTCTGCTTTTTCAACAATACATTCAAGATTGTTTTCTACGTATTCTGCTATTAACTTCATATGTTTACCCGTCCGGATTAGTTATTTTTGTAAACTTAACAGCGGTATTCGATGCATATACTACATCACCAGGAAGTTTTCTTATTAGTTGTATTCCATTTGGTGGTAGTGTCATTGAAGGAGATTCTCCTAATGCGGTAGCCGAATCAGCTACACCGAATGTATAAGCTGTAGTTGTAGAAGTATTACATGCTCTCACATTAGTGGCATTAAAAACATTTAATCCAGTTCCTGCAGAGTCACCACTTGAAATTTCGTTCTTTAATGGTTTGTATATATTTGACATTTATTTCTCCGCCTGCTTTATAAACTCTTTAGCCATTTTTTCAGCCTGAGCTTGTGTTAAATACTTATCTAACATATCACCGTCGATATGTACATGAAATTTACCTTGAGCATCCCTTTGTATTTCTACTGAATGTCTACCAATTTTCATCTTTTTAACTGTTTTACCATGTTGTAAATTTGCTTCAGTTATAGATGTTCTTAATTGTGCAAAGCTTTTCATATTAGTTTTATTTATATAATTTTTGTTTTTAACTCAGTTAAAATATTGTTGATATTACCTATCAAATGTCCATTTATCTTCTTGTCAAATGAAGTAAATTCATGGAAACTATCCCATTCTTTTCTTCCTATTATAATACAGTTCTCAGAATACTTACTCAATTTTTGTAATATTTTGTATGCATTATTATAATCAACTATCTTATTTTCCTCTGCTGTAGCATGATATAAAAATCTAAATAAAATAAGATAATCATACTTTTTTGTACACTTGTGAATTGTAAAATTATCCTTTTGTACATCACTCATGGTATATGTTATATCAATACCAAAATAGTTTCTCATAGGAACAAAGGCTTTCACACCATCAGTAATTCCATGAGGATTAATAAATTCTACAGTATCTACAGGGGTATTAAAGTATTTACAAACGTATTCAAAGTATCCACCTCCGGTCCCTACGTTGAGTACACCTTCAGTGTTTATATTAAGCGTATTAAGAGTATCGTATGTTAAGAGTGCTTGTTCTAAATGTATTCTATGTGTATTTGTAACTAAGTATTGTATTTGAGAGTTCCAAGGTCGGAACCTTAGTATCTCCATACGATTTATCAGATATAATAAGTATTCTTCTGATAAGTCGTCTAAATTATTGATTATCTCCTTCGGGAGTCTCTTCAAAGTCTCCTTCTGATTCATCTTCTTCGTCTTCGGATCCATATTCTTCATCATCTAATTCAATCTCATCAGCAGCATCAATTTCGGCTTCTACTTCATCAGCTGCTTGTTCTGCTTCTAAATCAGAATTGGTCACCTCACCAGCTACTAATTCCTCATCTGGTGCTACGGCAACCTCAGGTCCATTAAATATTTGACCTGCTATTTTTATTTTTGCCTGATCCAATACGGCTTGTAATTTATCGCTTATTGCGCCATCAAAATCTTTGTTTGCCTTATTATAGTCTTTATTGACTATATTATCGACCATTTTGGCCAAAGCTTCATTGCTCATTATTATCTCCTACCTCGGCTTGAGGTTCCTGTTCATCATCTGTTGCATTAATTTGTTTATCTATCATTTCAATTGTATCATCGTCAAGCATAAGTACATTTTTTTGTACCCACTCTTTAGAGAAATACTCACCAACATATTGTTGAACTTGATCCATTGTCTGAAGTCTTTCCCTCATTAGATCCATATTCTTAAGTTCTACAAAATGGTTATCTCTTTGATAATCAACGATGATATCATTATACCAAGAATCCCAATCGTCCTCTGTAATTATACCTTTTAACAATAGTTGTTTCTTAAGTATTTCTAAGAATAACATTGAAAAACGTTTACGTAGTCGATCAATGAATTTTTGGAATTTAATTTCGTCTCGTGTAATTTCTGTTGTTCTACCAAGTGAGAATTGAGCTTCTTGCTCTAATCTTTGTAATG